ACAGCTGGTATCGGGAAACGGGGTTTCTTTGGGAAATCATAGTTACCCTTACATGAGCTTACCTATACGTCAGGATGGGAATCCTGGTATTCATTATGGGCATCCTATTTTAAGGAGTACCGTATTATGATCCACAATCTCAAAATTCGAGAAGGGGGGTCAATTAAAATGAACCAGGGACTTGTCCAATACGCTGATGCACTAAGTATACCACATGAAATATCGTACCCCCTCATTCGTGAATTCCTTTACACGATAGAGAAGAACGGTATGGAGTATTGCTGCACTCGGTTCAAGGCTGTAAAAATGGCTTTGATATCTGAGAAAGCAGGGTTGGAATATAGTATGCCGTGGTTTGCAAAAAGGAATCGTAGCACTTTAAAAGGTGCGTTTGGTTCCCTCCAAACCTGGTGTCGGGGTAACTGGAAGCGGTGGTCAAAAGCCATCCGTCTAATCCAGATCTATACTACCCTATATTCTCATTCTCTAACCAGCAAACAAGAACAAAAATTCTTAGCTGGAGTGAATGCATCTCCATGTGTAATCCCATATGATATAGCTCGTCGTCTAAGAGGCGCCGTGCGTGTTCTTAAGCTTGAAGAAACTCTTCCATTGCCTAAGCCTTTATGGTTGGGAATGACTAATCCCCTCAAAAGGGCTCCCCATGCGAATGGGAAGACTTATCCTGAGGACCAGATTGTTCTGGAGAGTCTCAGTTTTACACGCTATACCCAATTCGGTTTATACCTACGAGGCCGCTATCCACGCATTTTTAATAGTGTGGAAGCAGGTATAGATCTAGATGATCCTCGAGATAGTCCTGATTTAATCGATTATGACGATTCTGTGGGGAAAATTGGGTTTATACAAGAACCTGGCTTTAAATTAAGGGCTGTTGCTAATCCTGCAAGAGTTTATCAAGCAGCAATGCAACCATTGGGCTCATCCTTATTTAGAATGCTATCCCGTTTTGATTGGGATTGTACTCATAATCAGGAGAAAGCCATTCCTTTTATTCAAGCCAAGCTTGTTGAAAAGACGTCTCATGTGTATTCAGTAGACCTAACGGGTGCGACGGATTATTTTCCTTTAGAAGTTCAGATGATAATACTGTCTGAAATTTTTAGGAAATCTCTTGATCATGTTCACTTATTCTACGATTTATGTAGAGGGGACTGGATCTATAGAGATACCGTAATAAAGTGGAAGAAAGGTCAACCTCTTGGGTTGTATCCTTCTTTCCCTTCTTTTGCACTGGCCCATGGTCTTCTGCTCTACACCCT